TGGCGTCGGCAGTCCGTGCAGCGTCAACAGACGCTGTCCGGCCCGATGGGGATGCCGACTGTCGTCCTGGCGATCGACTGCTATGCGCTGACCTACCAATCAGTAAGAGACCTCTCCGACAAGGTACGGCGTGTTCTGGATGGATGGGGCCAGCAGAAACTAGGCTCGGATATACGGCACGTGGCGCTGGACGGCGAGTCCGACGGATTCGTGCAGCTCGCCGGCGGCGACGCACCGCCGGTGTACCAGGTCACGATGACGTTCTCGATCCTCTGGCAGGAGACATGACACATGGCTGATACACCTCATGACGGCTCCGGCACAGTGCTCAGGCTCGGTGCGAACCAGTACACCGTCACCGAGATCGTCATCCAGTTCAACGACCCGAACGCGACGGCCGAGAAGATCGACGTCAGCCACCTCGGCCTCACGACGGGCGCCTCGATCCTGACGCAGGACAAGCCGCTCCAAGGCTCGACGACCGACACCGGACGCACCGTGCAGTTCAACTACCTGGGCAAGGTGCTGATCGCCGACGCCTCGACCGGCACGTGCTCGATCAGTGTCGGTGGAACTGCACTCGCGGGATTCACTGGCGTCGCGTACACGGTCAACGCGTCCACTCTGACACTCATGACGAACGACGCGATCAAGGGCTCGGCCACCGTCAGGCTCGCTCGGGCCAGCATCTCCTGAGCATGACGGAGATCCGTCATGGCGACTCCCTGCACCGGCGTGACCGTCAGCTGGAACGCGACTGCGTTTCAGGAGGTGGTCACCGCAAAGGTGACTCTCGGCGGGAGCGCGCTCCTGACGCGCGGCGGACAAGTGCCGTTCGCCGTTGACATGGGAACTATAGAGATATCGTGCCTGAACTCTCAGGGCTGCGCGATCTCCTCCTACGGAAAGCGCGGCACGTTTGAGGTGCAGGGGCCGGGCCTCGTGTTCACACACAAGGCGATCTTCGAGAAGTTGTCGATTCAAAAACAGACAAACGACGTCGAGCGATATACGGTGACGCTTCGACTCGCTCCCTACTGAGGACTCTACGACATGGCGACGCTGAGCGCGGATCAGATTCTTGCGGCGAATGACCTGGGGCTGCTGTCGGTGACTGTTCGTGAATGGGGCGGAGAGGTCTACGTTCGCGTGATGAGCGTCGGCGAGCGTGACGCCTACGAGCGTCTGTGGATCGGCAAGAGGGAGACCGGCGTCGAAAACTTTCGTACCGAGTACCTCGCCCGCGTGCTCTGCGACGAGAACGGCAAGCTGCTGTTCACGCGAGAGCAACTCAAGGACCTCGCCAACAAGAGCGGCGCCGTGATGGGCCGACTCTTTGATGCGGCGCTGAAACATAACAACATGACGGAGGCGGACGTCGAAGAACTGGGAAAAGGCTGAACGTCCTGCCGACGCGACGTTTTCTCTTCGCGTTGGCTGGACATCTCGGCATGACAGTGCGGGAACTGTCGCAGCGGATGGACTCTCAGGAGCTCGCGGAGTGGATGGCGTACACGCGCTACTACCAAGCACTTCCTGATCCGTGGCGGCAGACAGGCCTCGAGGTGAGCGCGATGCTGGCTCCGTATTCACCGAAAGGCAAAGCTCCTTCCGCCGAGGACTTCAATCCGATCGAGAAGCCGCCGCAGCACAATGATCAAGTCATCGACCAGCTTCGAATGCTGGCAAATGCTCTCGGACACTGACGCGACACATCATGGCGAACATCCTTGGACTCGCGCTAAAGATCTCTGCGGACGCGACCGGCGTCCAGCAGAAGCTCACGCCTGTCGAGCGTGCGCTGAATCAGCTCGACGAGCAGGCCAACAAGTCTGCCCAGGTGTTCCAAGAGTTCGCGAAGACCACTGTCGCGGCCGTAGAGGCTCAGGCGCAGGTCGGCACAGACATCGCCGCGATCACTGAGCAGTTGCGAACGGGGCAGATTACGGCTCAGGAGTTTGCCAAGGCCTTCGCGACCGTCGAAGCGAATGCCGCGGCGCTGGGGCGCACGTTCGCCGAAGGTGCTCGGCTCACCGAGAGCCTGCGGACTGCCGAAGAGAAACGAGCGATCGAGCTCGAGCGAATCGACGCGCTCCTGCGGGCCGGGGCGATCACCGAGGACATCGCCGCAAGAGCCAAGCTCGAAGCGTCTGGCGCAAACGCCGCATCAGCAAAGGCTGAGGGGGTACGTGCCGCTGCGGTCGCCGACGCTTCCCGCATCATCCGCGCCAATCTCACGCCGCAGGAAAAGTACGATCTGACCGTTCGCGAGCTGTCTACGCATCTCCGTGAAGGCCGCCTGACGCAGGAGCAGTTCAACAGGGCCGTCGCCAACGCGCGAGATGGCCTCAATACGACCGCGAAGGCAGCCAGCGACACGGACCGCAACATCGACAAGCTGAATCAGAATCTGAAGTTCCTGAAAAATCTCCAACTCGGCCGGGCTATCGTGGACGGTCTGCAGCTCCTAGGCAGCACGTTCACGAGCGTGACGAATCAGCTGGCATCGGTCGTCAGTTCAGTCAACACGTCTCTCGACACGCTCAATGATTTCTCGGCACGCACGGGCATCGGTGTCGAGGCACTGCAGGGCTACTCGTTGGCGGCCAAGCTCGCCGGCGTGGACACCGAGCAGTTCGGCGTGGCGGTGCAGAAGCTCGCCGTCAACATCGGCAAGGCCACGCCTGGCGATCAACTCGACAGGAGCCTGGCGAACATCAATCTCTCCGTCCGCGAGCTGCGTGCGTTGTCACCGGAATCGCAATTCCAGGCGATTGGAAACGCAATCTCGGCACTGCCGACGGCAGCAGAGCGAGCCGCCGCCGCGGTCGAGATCTTCGGGAGACAAGGCGCAGCCCTCGCTCCTTTGTTCCGCGAAGGGGCAGCCGGCATCGAAGAGCTCAAGTCGCGCGCCGAGCGGCTCGGAATCATCGTCAGTGAGACTCAGATCAACAACGTCGCCAGCATGAACGACGCGTTCGATCTCGTCAGTGCGACGATCAACGGCATCATCGGCCAGGTGATCGGCAATCTCGCTCCTGCTGTCACCAGCGTGACCGACGAGCTGCTGAAATTTGTTGAGACGTTCGCCGGTGCTCAAGGGACGGGCGGCACGGGCATTGCGAACGCGATCACGGAGACGCTGTTCAATGGCGGCGAGTATCTCGCTAGCGTGTTCGATGAGTTTGTGAAAAACTTCGACGGATTCGCAATCGGCCTTGCCAGCTCCGCAGATGTTTTCAACGCGGTCGCGAATACGTTCACCGTCGTGACCGAGTCGATTCGGGCGGTGTTCAACTTTTTCGAGGTCAGCGGCAATCTCCTGCTCGTCGGCCTCGGTAAGTTTCTCGAAGGACTTGGCAGCTATGTGAGTTCCGACCTCCAGAAAATCGGTCAGCAGGTTCAAGTCCAAGCGAATGACGCCGCTCAGAGAAATGCTCGCGAGGCAGAGGCTGCGGCGGCGAACGCATCGGCGGCATTCGGTCGTGTCTTCAATGGTGAAAGCGCAGCGGCCGCAGGCGATGGCGCGGCCTCCAGGGCGATCCGTGCGGCTCGCGAACGATTCGCTCGCGAGCAGGCCCCAGAGTTCAAGGTCAACGCCAACCTCGATAAGGCGAGCGCGTCGCTCGAGAACTATTTGAAGCAGGCGGGTGACGGAGCCGACGAGTTTCTGAAGAAGTCGCAGCAGACGCTCGAGGTCTTCAAGGCTCAGGCCGCGGAGGGCAAGTTGCTGCCCGAGCAGATTCAGATCATGAACGGATTCGTCGATCAGCTGAATCAGAAGCTCGCGTATGAGCTTGAGCTGCGGCAACAGGCTCGCGAGGAGACGACGAAGCAGGCGGAGGATGATCGGAAGCGAATCGACGAGCTGCTGAAAAAATCTGACGCGGTGAATCAGCTGCAGCTCGACGCCGACGCGATCGCCCGCGAGAGCGCGCGTGTCCTTGAGCAGCTCGCTGCCGCACGCGAGCAAGGACTCGCGGACGAGGCGAATGCGGCTGCCGCTCGCCTGGCTCAGCTCGACCAGATTGGAGCAAAGGTCGA